TCAGTTCTTTAATCCAGAACTTCCTCAGCAACTTGAAAAAATCACTAGGAATGGTATTTCGATTACTCCTAGAACAATTAGCGTTGGAATCGGAACAACTGTTAATAATACAGGAGTTGTTGCTGGGAGGGAATTATCTATTGGAGATATAATCACTCAAACTTCATCTAACTTTAGAGGAGTATTAGTAGGTCTTGCTGGTTCCTCAACTGGAAATCTTGGACTTTCTAATCCAGGAATAGGATATACTCCTGCAGCATCTCAGTTTACTCATACTGGGATTGCGTTAACAGCGTTTACTGGTCAAGGTGTAAATGCAACTGCTAACATTACAATCAACAATGGAGTTGCTATTGCTGCGACTATCAATACGGGCGGCAGTGGATACAATGTTGGTGATGTTCTGACACCATTAACCACTGGTAGTAATGCTTTCTTGCCAGGAAGAGACATGAAATTGTCTGTTAATACATTGCTTGGATTTAATGAACTTGAACTCAGTAAAGTTCAAGGCGAAGTTAAGTTTACTGCAAATAACTACTTACAATATACTACATCTGCAGGAATCACCTCAGATGTGAATGTAGGTGTAGGTGGAAGTTTGGTTCCTGACGCACCAGTTACTGTAAGGAATGATGGACTTCATTTGAAAGTGTTCCAGAGAAATCATGGAATGTATTCAAATACCAATAGAGTTCTTCTCAAGGAAGTTGGTTCCGATATTACTCCAACAGCACTTTCTGCTCAATATACTAAGGCAGATACAGGTGCCATTTCTGTTGGATCAACCGCTAACTTAGCAGATTTTGAAGGTCTTCCTATTAGTGTTAACAATCCTGGATATGTGAAGATTGGTAGTGAGATTATATCATACACTGGAACTGCTGGTAATTCTTTGGTAGGAATTTCAAGTAGGTCAGTTGATAATACTATTGCTGCTACTCATAATATAAATGAACTGGTCTACAGATATGAATTTGGTGGCGTTTCTTTGCTAAGAATCAATAAAGAACATCAATTTGCAGATGTGACTGTTGCTGATGCTATTGGACTTGATCACTATAACATCAAGGTCAATATGTCTGCTGATGGAACGGATAGAAGTTCTACTTCTCCTACTTTAGGTTCTCGATATTTTGTTACTAGTAAAACTGGTGGAGGAACTAAAGTTAAAGGAACATATAATCTTCCTTATTCAATCGTTATTCCTAAACTGAGAACAGTTTCACCTAATGGAACTTCTATTAGTTCTCAGATGAGAACTGTCACTGAAACATCCGTTAGTGGAACTGAAATCTCCTTCCTGGATAAGGGATATCAAGAAGTTTCTCTTAATGAGAAGAATTACTTTGACAATCAAAGAATGGTTGTTTCTTCAACTAATGAAAGAAGTTATCTTAACGGTCTCCCATATAATAAGTCAATGACTTTGAATACTAATATGTTAACCGTTGATAATAGATTATCTCCTGCTATTGATCTTGATCATGCCGCTGTTGTGTTTGTTTCCAATAGAGCAAATCAACCTATCACAAACTATGCTACAGACAGCAAAGCAAAGGGAATCTTAGGTGACCCAACTAGTTTGATGTATGTGACTAGAAATATTAGTTTGGAGAATCCAGCATCTTCCTTGAGAATATTCATTGATGGATATGTTTCAACGTTCAATGACATCAGAATGTTCTATGCTCTTGATCAGGATCTTCCTGCCACAGAATGTGTATTTACTCCTTTCCCTGGTATTAATAATCAGAGTGAATTTGGAACGGTTCTTCAACCATTCAATGCTGATGGAAAACCAGATGTATATGTCCCACCATCGGATGTTTACACTCAGTATCCATCATTGAATTACTTTAAAGAGTATAAGTTTACTATTGATAATCTAACTCCCTTTAATATGTTTAGGATCAAAATAATAGGAACATCTACCAATCAAGCAATTGTTCCTCAGTTTAGAAATCTTAGATGTGTTGCGGTAGTTTGATATGGCATTAGTACCAATTGAAGGAAAGGATGGTTTTTTTAGAGATAACACCACTGGTGCTATTGTGAATCGAAATAAAACTGATTATGAAAACTATATAAATGCAAGAAATAGACTCTCTTCTGAAAAGGAGAGAGTTGATAATCTTGAACAAAAAGTGGATAATTTACAAAATGATCTAAGTGATATCAAAACTCTTCTCCAAGTAATAGCAAATGGCAAATAATACAATTACCTTTGATCCTTCAGTAAGAACTCCTTATGGGGTAAACCTTACAATGTATACTGGTGTTGATTTTGAAGAGACATTTAAGATTTTGAATAATGATAGGTCAAACTATAATTTGACTTCCCATACGATGCATTCAAGAATGATGAAATCCACTGGTCAAGCAGCATCAATGGATGTGGTGGCAAACTTTACAGAATCAATTACAAGTGCTAGTGCGGGAGAATTTAAGATTACGCTATCTGACACTCTTAATAGACAAATAAAAGGTGGAAGATATGAGTATGATATCTTTGCTTCTATAGGAAGTAGCACTTATAGTATTGCCAGAGGTAATATCAATGTGTATTCTGGAATTTCTACGGTCTAACTAAATAATAAAAAAGAACTGTCTTATAATAATGGCAAAACCGTCAACTAGGCAAGAATTAATTGATTATTGTTTAAGACAACTGGGTGCTCCGGTTGTTGAGATTAATGTTGCTGAGGAGCAACTGCAGGATTTAGTTGATGATGCTGTTCAGTTTTTCCAAGAAAGACACTTTGATGGGGTAAGTCAAACATATTTAAAGTATCAAGTAACTGACGCAGATGTTAATAGAGGAAAGGCTAGACCTCCAGGAGCACCTGCAGGCGATGGTGGAACATCAGGAATAACTAGTATTACAGCAACTGCAAATATTGCTGGATCTAATACTACATTTGCATATTACGAAAATAGCAATTATATAGCAATTCCTCCATCAATTATTGGAATCAATAAAGTATTTCAATATAATGAAGGGTTATCTTCTGGAATGTTTAACATTAAATATCAGTTGATGTTAAGTGATATAGCGGGACTTCAAGGGTCAGGAGCAACGGGATATGACCTTACCTCCTACTCAATGACTATGAGTTATTTGGAAACAATAAACTTTTTACTTAATACTCATAAGCAAATTAGATTCAATCAAAGACAAGATAGAATGTATCTTGACGTAGATTGGTCGGAATTAAAAGCAGGAGAGTTTCTAGTTTTAGATTGCTGGTCAGTATTGGATGGTAACGATTATTCACGAGTTTGGAATGATTCATTCATAAAACCATATCTAACATCTCTTATCAAAAGACAATGGGGTCAAAATCTGATGAAGTTCCAGGGTGTAAAACTTCCTGGAGGCATTGAGTTCAATGGTAGACAAATATTTGATGACGGACAAAGAGAAATCGATGAGATTAAGCAAAAAATGATGAGTACATATGAACTTCCACCGTTAGACTTGATCGGTTGATGCTATGCTTAATCCATTTTTTCAAAACGGAACTAAGGGAGAACAAGGATTAATCCAAAGTCTCGTCAACGAACAGTTAAAAATGTATGGTATTGAGGTATATTATATGCCTCGCAAATATCTTACAAAGTTTACTGTAATTAAAGAAGTCATACAATCTGAGTTTGATAATGCATATCCTATTGAGGCATATGTAGATAACTATGATGGTTATGGCGGAGAAGGCACTATATTGTCACGATTCGGCATTCAAGAGAAAGATGATTTAACTCTGGTTGTGTCTAGAGAAAGGTTTGAAGACTATATTACTCCTTTAATTAAAAATCTTCCTAATGTTGAACTAGCAACTAGACCAAAAGAAGGAGATTTAATCTATTTTCCATTGGGAGAGAGATTATTTGAAATCAAGTATGTAGAACACGAACAACCGTTTTATCAACTACAGAAGAACTATGTTTACACACTGAGATGTGAACTCTTCAGATATGAAGATGAAGTTATTGATACTGGAATCGAAGATATTGACGAAGAAATTGAACAGATTGGTCATATCAAGACTCTTAGACTTATTGCTGTAGGAGTCAGTACACAAGCAACCGCAACCTCAAATTTGTGCATAACTGGTTCTGTTGGATCTGTTGTAATTACAAATATGGGTAGAGGGTATACAGAACTACCCAGAGTTGCTTTCTCTTCCGCACCAGGAGGAACAACAGCAGTTGGCATAGCATCACTTACTTATGATTATATTGGGTGTGACGGAACATCAGGAAAAATAGTTTCAGTAAATGTAACAAATGCTGGATGTGGGTATACTGTAGCACCTATTATTACATTCCACGGAGGAGGTCTTTCTGGTGCTGGAGCTGCTGCTACTAGTATTCTTGTTCCAACAGGTTCTGTACAAACAGTATCAATAGCAAATAGCGGAGGAGGATATATTACAGCACCAATTGTTGGAATATCAACTCCAAAACATGTTGGTGCCGCAGCAACTGCTATTCTTAATACTGCGTCAGAAGTGGGAGCAGGAGTCAGTGTAGTAAAGGCACCTATTAGTATTGGTGCATCTGCATATCTGTTCCCATATGGAACTACGGGAGGTGTTTATTATAAACAGGCACCTACGGTGACTTTTGGTGCTCCAACAGGAGGCGGTAATGCTGG